TTCTGAGAGGAGAGTAGTTTAATACTACTCTTTTCTTTTATATACCAAATAAATAATGACTTTTTCTATTATATAATGTATGATACAAGCAATTACAGAAACTGACTTTACTTTTTATATTCAAACCGAAGATAATAGGATCAACACTTCAGTTTCTTCAAGTCATATAAGACATTTGCTAAAGTTTACTAATGACATGGATAAGTCAATTCATTATGTGTATGGAACAGCAGAAGTTATTAAAAACAGATACACTAAATTTGAAGTAGATTATGATGCTGCTGCAACTGCTGATTTATATGCAGGCTCAGTAGACTTATCTCCATCAGGATATTGGAAGTATGAAGCTTATGAAGTAAGTTGGGTAGGTGCTGTAACAATATCTTTAGGTAATGCCCCTGCAACCGAGAATGATGTTTTAAGCCCTCCTGCTGCAACTAAAGGCATAGTGCAAGGGTTAGTAACCAAAGGCAAGATGTATGTAGCAGACAAGGCAGGAACGGCACAAGTACAATACACACAAAGGCAAGAGCCTAGTGGAACAAATTATATATATTACGGACAATAAATAAAAAAAAATGGCAATAGAAAATGTACAACAACTCTTAACAGAGCAATTAGGTAAAAACGGAGGTACTGAGATCTTTACAACAGCAGCACAAACTAGCAAGGACTGGTACTGTGTTTACTTCCCAGTTGAAAGTGTAGTAGCTTCAATTACAGTAGCAGATGCAACTGGTGAAGCAGCTCTAGTAACTACTTTAGCAGCAGGAACTACTTTGTTCATGAATGTTACTGCAATTACCCTTACAAGTGGTATTGGAATAGGTTATCATGAAGGTCCTACTACATAGGATATGTTAGCACTTAAATTAGGCATAAGTTTAAATAACATCAAAGCAGGTGGTGGTGGTGGTGGTGACCCTATCTCAACTATGATTACTGACTTTACAAATAGAGTTTCAACTGATGGTGGTAGTACTGAAGCAGAAGCTTGTTTAACTGCCATACTAACTTTCATAAATAATATAGAATGACATTATTAGATGATGCTAAAATAATTACAACTGCAAATGCAGGTAAAGCAGGAACCCTTTATAGTATTAAACCAGATAGCGGTACTGCAGATTTTACTATAACTCGTTCAACAACTGCTACAAGAATAGATTCAGCAGGCTTAATAGATACTGTTGCAATTAACGAACCTCAACTTACCTATTCAGATGGTAGCTGTCCAAGTTTTTTAGTAGAACCTCAAAGAACTAATTTGAATCTTTATAGTGAAGAGCTTGACAATGCTGCTTGGGGAAAAAGTGATGTAACTGTAACTGCCAACAATATAACATCTCCAGATGGAACTACTAATGCTGATAAATGTGAAACACTTAGCGGACCTGCACAAATGTATCAAGCTATTTCTGTTGCTGCAAATACTACTTATACTTGGAGTTTTTATGTAAAAAGGGGAACAATGACCGATTTAGGAGTAAAAGTTTTAAACTTAGGTGGAGACCCAGACTATGTTCCAGCAGCAAGTTATTACTCCCAAACATCAGCTTCAGGGTGGACAAGAGTTTCTTTTACTTTTACAACTGGTGCAAATGGGGGGAATAGTTATTTTTATCCTATTAATGCTTCAGGTGTAACAGGTACAGTGTATTTGTGGGGGTTTCAATTAGAGCAGTATTCTCATACAACTTCTTACATCCCTACAACTTCAGCAATAGTAACAAGAGTGAAAACAGTATGGGAAACAACAGGACTTTCTGCTATAATAGAGCCATTAGAGGGGGTGTTAATGGCAGAGATAAGATTCCCTTATACTCCAACTAATACTGGTATTATTAGTATGAGTAGTAGTAGTATGGTCAACATGGTAAATATAGGATATTGGGGGGGTTATTTTGGACAAGTAAGTATGGCTGGTAATCCTTTAATGTTTGCTATAGGAGGTCAACCTGCACTTGATACAGATTTTCATAAAATTGCTATTAAATATAAAAGTGGAGATTGTGCATTATGGTTTGATGGGGTTGAAACAACTTCATCAACAACTACTAGCGCACCTACTGGAACAAACATGAATATGATTTCAGGGACTTATGGTAATAGTAGTGGACTTTGGCCGTTTTTTGGAGAAATAAGACAAATACAATACTATGATACTATACTAACTGATGCACAATTATTAGCTTTAACTTCTTAATATGAATATATATAAATTACAATACGATAACAAAGCTCAAGCTGATGCAGACTTTTTAGATAAAGGAGTAGTGCATATTGTAGAAGCAGAGGGAGAGCAGCATACAGTTTATACTGAAGCAACTCAATCAATAGTAGACATGGGCAAAATAGTAGAAACACCTGGAACTTATGATCCTGATGGTCATGTAATAACACCGCCTGTTTATTTTGATGGCGTTTTTTATGATATAATGACTACTGAACATATAGACTTTGGAACTCATGCTTTAACACCTACTAAATGCTTACACGGATTCGCAGGCTATAGTATAGATGCAAATGGAGATAATGTAGAACCACAACAATAATTATGAAAGATAACATCATTAATATCAATCTTGAAACTAGCACATCTCCGACAGTAACAGAGGTAAGGGGTAAAGATTGGATAGAGTATGGAACTGAAGATTGGAGAAACTTATACCCGCAGTTTATTATAGACTTATACTACTCAAGCTCAATAACGGCTGCGATAGTAAACGCAACTGCTGAAATGATTGCAGGGGAGAATCTTATAATAGAAGATGAAGAAGATAGAAATGAAGAAGCAAGAATAAGGCTTCAAAACTTTATGAATAGGGCTAATGGTAATGAGAGCTTACATGAGGTAATAAAGAAGTTAGCTTTTGACTTTAAGCTTCAGGGTGCTTTTGCTTTAAATATAGTTTGGTCTAAAGACAGAACACAAATAGCAGAGATATACCATGTAGATGTTTCTAAGGTTAGATGTGCCAGACCTGATGAACTTGGCAAGACTAAAGGATATTACATATCAGCAGACTGGTCAAATACTAGACAAAACAAACCTTACTATGTACCTGCTTTTAATACTAATGACAGAACTTGTGCAAATCAGATAATGTATTCAGGTCTTTACAGTCCTAATATGAACTCTTACTATACACCTGATTGGGTTTCTTGCTCAAATTGGAGTCTTATAGATGGTCGTATCTCAGAGTACCATCTTAATAATATCAGCTCAGGATTCTCAGGCAGCTTTATGATTAATTTTTCTAACGGAATACCAACACAAGAGGAGAGGTTTCAAATAGAGCAAAGTATTACTGATAAATTCACAGGACAAAATAATGCAGGAAAGTTTGTATTGACCTTCTCAGATGACAAGACTAGAACTCCTGAAGTAACTCCAATAAGTCCTGCTGATCTTGATAAGCAATATATCGCACTCCAAGAACTCCTCACTTCTAACATACTTTCAGGGCATAGAGTTACATCTCCTATGCTAATGGGTATTAAGAACGACACAGGGCTTGGTTCTAATGTAGATGAACTTAACTCAGCAGCGAACTTTTATTTGAATACAGTTGTAAAGCCATTCCAAGATCATATAGTAAAACAGCTTAGAAAAATCTTCCAAGTTAATGATATGGATATGCCTGTAAACTTCGTACAGCTTAAACCAATTACTTTAGAGTTTACTTCTGAGGACTTGAAAGGAGTGATGACTGAAGAAGAAATAAGAGGTGAATTAGGCCTTGAACCTTTAGATGTAGAAATTAGAGAAGATTTTAGTAAAGTAGGCAATATAGATGGGAAGCCAGTATTTAACACAATAGAAGAAGCTAAGGCTCATGCAAAGACTTTAGGGTGCGAGGGGTACCATCCACACGAATATGAGGGTAAAACGGCTTACATGGCTTGTAAAGACCATTCATCAGCAACAGAACTAGCTAAATTTATTGATGAATTTGGAGAAGATATATCTGAAGAGTGGGAGCTTGTAGATGAAGAAAAAGTAGGAGATGAACACGCTGACTTTGACTTTGAAGAAGTATTAAATGATGCGGCTAGTGAAAGAATTGAGTTTGCTTCAACAGGAAGCCCTAAACCAAGCAGAAAATCAGAACAAGATGGCATATCTAAAAAGACTTATGATTATTTTAGAGTTAGATATGTTTATGCAGAAGATAATTTTTTAGTTAACAAAACAGGACAGGAAAGACCGTTTTGCAAACAAATGATGGGAGCTAAAAAACTTTACAGAAAAGAAGATATTGTAAGTATGTCAGACAAAGTTGTTAATGATTATTACTATTCTAAAAACCAAAAAAGAAATATAGGTTGGGGACCTAAAGGTGCTTTAAAATATGATGTCCTAAAATACAAAGGAGGTGGCAATTGTCAGCATTTTTGGCTTAGACAAATTTATAAGACTACAATAGGAGAATCAAGAACAACTAAGATAGAAGATGCAGATTTAATAGGATATACTAAAGCGGTTTCAGAAGGATTTAGACCTGAAAAGAATAGCCCATTAGTAGCAAAGCCACCAAAAAGAATGAAGAATAAAGGATTTTTAACACCAAGATAATTATGAGCTATGTACTTTTTATATCAGAACAGAAGTTAAAGGATTCAACTGCCATCAATTTAAATGTTGATGTAAATTTACTCTTGCCTTATGTAAGACAGGCACAGAAGCTATATGTTGAAACTAAACTAGGAACTGATCTTACACAAAAATTAAAAGACTTAATTACAGCAGGTACAATAGGCAATGTTGGTAATGAAGCATACAAGACCTTGGTGGATGACTACATAGGGGATATGCTTCCGAACTGGGCGTTTTATCATGCAGTACCTTTTTTAAGATTTAAGATTGAGAATGGAAATATTTATTCTAAGACTTCAGAAACAGGAACGGCATTAAGCACAGAAGAAGCTCAGCATTTAAGAGAAGAAGTTAGAAATACAGCTGAGTATTATACGGAAAGAATGATTGATTATGTTACAAATAACACATCTAGCTTCCCTGAGTATTCAACTAATTCAGGTGCAGATGTAAATCCTGATAGAAATGCCTATTATAACGGAATGAACCTTGAAAGACCAATGCAACAAGGTACTAAACTTACATTAAGAAACTTTTTAAACGCTTCTGATTAATGAAGAAATATTATAAAACAAAATCTAAGAACATAAACAAACTTAAAACATATTTACAAGATGCCATTAAAGCAGATAACAAAAGAGGTAGGGGAAGTGCTAGGAGTAAACAGTGTGATCCTAAGCGTAACAACCTTCACTAATTTAGAACTAGCTCTAAAAATATTACTATTAGTTATTTCAATAGTCTATACTATTGACAAGTGGTGGTATCATAAAAAACAAAGGTAATGCCAAAGAAACGCAAACTAAACAGCAACAACCCTAAGTATAACAAAGCAAAAGAAAGTGATGTTAAAATGCGTAAAGAATTTCTTAAAGAAGTTAAAGGATGTAAAATCTATAAAGCCTACTATCTCTAAACCCTCCAACATAAACCTATTAATTCTTAGAGATACTTTTAGTGATGAAAGTACAATAGGAGAACTATTTTTAAATGGGGAAAGATTTTGTGATACATTAGAGCTGCCTTATAGAGATAATCAAAGGAGTGTATCATGTATTCCAGTAGGAGAATACAAAGTAAGATTAAGGGTTGCAAGAGAATCAGCAACAAGAGATTATTTACATTTATTAGTTAAAGATGTGAAAGATAGATCACACATATTATTTCATCGCGGAAATTACCCCTCCGATAGTCGCGGCTGCATACTAGTAGGCATGACAAGTCAACAAGACTTTGTTGGAAACTCTACATTGGCACTTGATTTATTGCTAAAAGAAATAATAAATTTGGGAGGAGAAAATATTAATTTAATAATCAAAAATAAATAACATGAAAAATTACATTGTAACACAATTACTTTCTTCAAAAAAAGTATGGTTAGGAATCAGCTCAATATTAGTTCCAATGATAGCTACTTGGCTTGGAGTTGATGAAGATGCAGTATCTAAAATCTGGTGGAGTTTAATCGCTATGTTAGGTGGACAATCATTAGCTGATTTTGGAAAGTCCAACAAATAGATATAGACTAAAGCCGCATGAGGTAGCGGCACTAAAAAAGATGCGAGAAGCTGACACTAGGAATATCCTAGTTGTTGGCGACTTGCATGAACCCTTTTGCCTAGAAGGGTATTTAGAGTTTTGTATAGAACAATACGAAACTTACAATTGCAATCAAGTAATATTTATAGGCGACATTTTAGATAACCACGCTTTTAGTTACCACGAACCTGATCCTGATGGAATGTCAGCAGGTCTAGAACTAGAAACCACAATAGAAAAAGTTGCTAAATGGTATGAAGCTTTTCCTGTTGCAGATGTTTGCATTGGTAATCATGACCGCTTAGCTTCTAGGAAAGCTTTTACTGGCGGCATTCCAAAGGCATGGATAAGATCTTACAACGAAGTCTTAGGCACTCCTAACTGGAACTGGGTTGAGTCAGTAGTATATGATGATGTCCTTTTTGAGCATGGAGAGGGAGGTCAAGCACAAACAAAAGCAAAGAATAACCTAATGTCTAGCGTTTGCGGACATACTCACACAGAAGCATACTGTAAGTGGTTTGTAGGAAAAAAGTATAAAATCTATGCAATGCAAGTAGGTTGTGGTGTAGATTGCACTACTTATGCTGCTGCTTACGCTAAGAACTTTAAAAAACAAGCCATAGGCTGCTCCGTAGTGCTAAACAATGGTACACTGCCAATTAATCTTTTAATGCCCTTATAATGCAGCTAAACGACTCTACAAAGCTAACTCTGTTTTACTTTCTACTTATTATAATAGTTCTAGTAATTTCTCTTTAATTTCTTTCTTAACACTATAATTGTTAATAACTTTGTAAACAAAGCTGTTAATATCATTTTATTTTATTACTTTTGTCTCATATTAATCAAAACCAAAAACAGATGTACTCAAATTTTAAAATGAAAGAAGCAACAAACAAAGAAGAAGCTATTGTATCTATATTAGATGTAATAGAAGAAAATCCATTATGGCTTAATAAAATTACTGATGGCTTATTTATATTAGTAAAAAGTATTGAGATAGAACACAAAAGATTTTTATTGGAAAGATCATTAGATGAACAAGTAATAGACTTATTTGTTAAACTTAAAACCGAATACTATAACTTTAAAGACAATACACAATGGAATTACTAGCACAAGACTTTTACTTCTATAACAATGGAGTATATACAACAATTAAAAAACTATCTCCTGATGGTTGGTTTTCAGACTTGAAAAGAGTAGAGCCTAGTATAAGAATATTTGGCACAAAAGAGCAAATAGATGAAGCTCTTGACACTTATATGGAAATGACTGGTCTTAATCTTGATGAATCTTTTTCTTACGAAACAGAAAAGAAAGGCAGCTACTGGGATGGTATTGTATTTAGTGAAACAAGAAAAGATAGACCAACACTAAAAGAATACAATGAAGCTGTAAATAAGAATCTAGCAATATATAGAGAGAAATACAATAAACTAAATAATAACAAAGCACTAATAACAACGATATGAGAACAGAGAAAATAAAAGAAAAGTATTTACATTACGGATTGGATAAAGAAGATGTTTTTAAGCATCAGCATTATGTAATTATCACAAGGTCAGGAATAGACAAGATTCAGGCAATAGAGAATATCACTATTGAATATGAAGTAATTAATTGTGAAAGAGATTTTTGTGTAGTAAAAGCTAATGCAATTAAAGGTGAAGCATCTATACAAACATTTGGATCAGCTCTTAAAGGGGGTTTTAAAGATGGAAACTGCAACACTTGGTATGTAATGGAGATGGCAGAGAAAAGAGCTATGTCTAGGGCGGTGCTAAAACTAACTGGCTTTTATGAGCTTGGAGTATTTGGCGAAGATGAAAGCGAAGATTTTAAAAAGAAATATTAATCAATAATAAATAAAAATGGAAATTAAAGGCAAATTAGTAAAGGTGCTTGACCTAGAATCAGGCACAAGTAAATCAGGAAAGGAATGGCAAAAGCAAACAGTTGTAATAGATTCAGGAGATGAGTTTAATAACTTGACAGCTGTAAGTGCTTTTGGAGAAGATAAGATCAAAAACTTAAACAAGCTCCAAGTAGGCATGACAGTTGTTATTCTTTGCAATATCTATTCAAGAGAATACAAAGGGAAATACTATCATAATATAGATGGCTATCACTTTTCTCAACAGTCTGATAATGATGAGTTTGTAACATCTGATACACCATTTTAAGATGATAGAAGAAATCAATTTTAAAATCTTATGCGACCTTACTACAAATATAGTAGGGTTGCGTAAGGGTTCTCTATCCTATAAAAGCAGGAAGCAAGAATATCAGATACCAAGATCAGTTGCTAGTGTTGTGGCTAGAATGATAGATGATACACATCAAAATGTCATAGCAAAAGAGCTGAAAAGAGACAGGAGCTTAGTCTATCATTATGAGAAGATGCACGAATCTAATTATAGGTCTTTCCCTAAATATAGAGAAGTATTTAATATGGTTTATAATGCTTATTCTAACATACAGGGAGCCAAAAGAACTTTTGTAGATTCTAGGGAGTTAGAAGTATATCTAAGAGAAAATGGTGTAAGTAATAGCGATAAGTATCAAACTATTATCAGAGTTACATCAGGCAGAGTTGAATACGATATTAAGGTCTCTTATAAAGACTTCTACAATCAATTAGAAAAGTGTAAGTTTGCCATGACAGATTGCAATTACAACTTAGAAATTATTTAATGGAGAAACCAAACTACTATGCAGTTATTCCTGCTGAGGTAAGGTATTCAAGTTTAAAACCTAATGCTAAACTTCTTTATGGAGAAATAACAGCATTAAGTGGAAAGCTTGGGTACTGCTATGCAACCAACAACTATTTCGCAGAACTATATGGAGTTAGTAAAAACACCATAAGTAGTTGGATCAGTGATTTAAAAAAGCTAGAATTTATAACAGTAGTTGTAGAAAGAAATGATAAAAAGCAGATAATAAAAAGATGTATAGGTATCACTAAAAAGATTGATACCCCTATACTTAAAAAGATGAAAGGTAATAATACAAGTATTAATAATACAAGTAATATAAATATAACTAAAGAAAAATTTATTTCAGAAGTTATGACTTTTGATTATCCTAAAGATATGCTAGAGGATTTTATAAACTACTGGACAGAGGGTAAAAAGAAAATGAGATACCAAAAGCAAAGCACTTTTGAAATAAAATTAAGATTATTGCGTTGGGATAAAAATAATAAATCTTGGAATAAACCTAAAACAATGGGAAAGATACACTCACAATTAAATGAATGGCAACAAGCTAAGAAACTATTATGAAACCACTAAAAAACGAAAACTTACAAGAGCTAACTGAAAAGGTCTTAGACTTAGTAGCAAAGACTTCAGTAGAGATAGGACATAAAACAGATGCAAATACAATGGCAACATTAAGTAAGATATTTGCACAAGATCTTATCCAAGAGAAAAGATTTGGCAATATGACATTCAATCAAGTTGAAGATGCTTTTAGACAGGGCGTTAGATTTGGAAAGGATGAACCATTTTTAAACATTAGAACTTTTTATAAATGGACATATAAAATGAAACAGATGTGTGATGATGCTTATTATCAAGTACATACATTAGGACAAAAGAATGTGCCTTTTTATCAAGAACCAATAAAGCTACTCAAATGATCGTAATAACAGCCATTGCAATGTGGCTAATAAGAGAACTAAGATGAAAACAAAAGAAACTGTAAAAGAACTATTGACAATTAAGCCGCATTTAAGAGATAGTGACAACTTACTAATTGCTGCTTATTGGTGGCGTGAATTAAAGCAAAAGAATATTGACCCTAACAAAATAAATGGACTAGAGTTCATGCAGATGTTTGCTAATAACAAACTGACTAACATTAAGACAATAGAAAGAATGAGGAGAAAGCTCCAAGAAGAATGTCCTAATCTAAGAGGAAAGGCATATAGAGCTAGGAAAGGCATTATACAAGATCAATGGAAGAAAGACTTAGGATATGAAGTCAATTAGTAAACTTAAAAAAGAACTAGATAAATGGTTTAGTCTTTACATTAGGCTTAGAGATGCTGATGAATTAGGACTTGTACAATGTTTCACTTGCAAAAGATTTAAGCATTACAAATCAGGAATGCAGAACGGACACTTTCAAAGCAGAAGTTTCTTAGCAACAAGATTTGATGAACACAACTGCCAACCTCAATGTGTAGGGTGTAATATGTTTAAACAGGGAGAACAGTATAAATTTGCTATTAATTTAAATGCAAAGTATGGAGAAGGGAAGGCACAAGAATTAGAATTAAAAGCTAGGCAAATACAGAAGTTTACTAGAGTAGATTATGAAGAGAAGATAAGTTATTATAAATCAGTTGTTGAAAAATTAAAAAAAGAAAAGGGTATAGAGTAACTTTTTTTATAACTTTGGCGTATGCACAAACCGATCTATTCAAGTGAAGAACACAAATCAATAGTAGATGTGTATGTTATGATGTGTAAGCAATTCGTTCAAGAGGTAACAACCCAAGCAAGATACAGAAACTACCTAGAAGTTATAGATGTGATAATAGAATACTCAAATGGCTATGGTCAAGGAGTGAGAGAAAATGGAAACTTCTATGACTGGATAACTATTATACCTATAAATGTATCTGTTGCAACTAATGGTTTTTTTGCAGGTATAGAAACTAAAACTAATTCAGCAGTAGTAAGGGCTTATAAAGTGGTATTAGATCAGATGCTTCAAGAAGTAATTGATAGGCTAGATAAAATAGAACCAAAGAATGACTGATATTTATATTGAAATATCTAAGCTAACAGATAAGTTCAGGACAATGGCTTATGGATTAACAACAGATGAAAACAAAATAAATGAAGCGGTACAAGAGCTGATGCTTTATTTTCTACAAATGAATCCTGAAACGCTTAGGAGTATTTATGAAAAAGATGGAATAGATGGCATAACAAGATATGGTGCTGTGGCATTAAGAAGAGCATTAACAAGTAAAAGAAGCAATTTTTATTACAAATATGAAAAATATTACACACACATTGACAATTTTAATTACATTTCTACTCCTACTCATCACGAGTGTAATTTATCCACTGCTCGTAATTATCATAAAAGCATTTCAAATATTCCAAATGAAGAAGTAGACAATCATAAGCTAATGAAATTGGAGTTGATAGATAAACAGTTAGATAAGTTAGATAGTTGGTA